GAAGAAGAAGATATAACAGAAGATATAGATGTTACTGTAGATACATCTATGTTAACATCACAAGATGAAGAAGTTTTAGAAGAAGCTATTCAAGCATACCCAGAATTAATGGATATAATTCCTAAAATGTTAGTAGCAACAGATACAGATGAATTTACTGGCGACGGCGAAGTCGATGGTCCAGGAACAGAAACATCAGACTCAATCCCTGCAAGATTATCAGACGGAGAGTTTGTCTTTACAGCTAAATCAGTTAAACATTTAGGTGTAGATAAACTTCGTAAGATGATGACAAAAGCAGAAATTGATTACGATAAAGATATGAATATCCAAGATGAACAACAAATGGAGGGAGACCCTTTAGATGTTGTTCCAACGGATATCATGAGTGCTGCTCGTGGTGGTTTAATGAAAAACCCCTACAAGTAGAACTTTATAAATAGAGCTACCCTGGAATCACCAAGGCACTCTATTTTTCGGCTACTCTTGCAATAATGCAAGACCCCAACAATAACAACGAAAGGTGATTAAAAATGACGGATAGTAAAGAGAACCCTCTTTTACAAAAAAGAACTACTTCTCTGAAGAACGATAAACAAGAAGCTAATCCATATAATCAAAAGAAAGATTATCTTGATTATGATGCTATGGATGAAGCAGCACAAAAACCATACGAAGGTGCAAATGATGCGATGGGTTATAAACAACCAAAACCTAAAGTAGTTGTGGATACAATGATAGACACAGAAGAAACTGCTCAGGAAGAGGAAGTAACTCAAGAAGCTCAACCTTATAAAAAAGTTGACTATAAAAAAAGGTATGATGATTTAAAAAAACATTATGATACTAAGGTTAACTCTTTTAAACAAAAAGAAGAAGAACTTCATGCACAATTAAGAGCTAATAGACCAAAATATAAAGCTCCTAAAAGTAAAGAAGAACTTCAAGAGTTTAAAAAGAATTATCCAGATGTTTACGATGTTGTTGAATCAGTTGCTCATACTCAAACTTCAAAAGAACTTGATGATTTAAAAGAAGAATTAAAAGTTCTTCAGGATAAAAATCAAGAAATTTCTATAAAAGAAGCAGAGTTAACTTTAGAAAAACTACACCCAGACTTCTCAGAGATTCGAGAATCCGATGAGTTTCATGAATGGGCTGATAGACAACCTGAAGAAATAAAAGGTTGGATTTATAGTAATGGTTCAAATGCTACTTTAGCTGCTCGTGCAATCGACCTCTTCAAACAGGATGTCGGCAAGTTTAAATCTTCTAATACTAAAAGGAATGTCTCAGGCGATTTAGTACCTGCTTCAGAAATGATACAGGTAAAAAATAGTAAAGAGATAGGATATGGAAGTAAAAAGATTTGGACTCGTTCACAAATTGCAGCTATGTCTCAAAGTGAATTTGATAAGAATGAAAAATCTATTACAGAAGCTATGTCTGAAGGTCGTGTCATTAATGATATAAGCCAAAGAAAATATGGCGGTAGTGGAAATCCGACTTACTAATTTTACTCGTACTTAGTTGCTAAATTAACAACTAACTAAGGAGGAAGTAATGGGTACATTACAAAATGCGTCGAATGCAAACCTCTCTAACTTTGATGTAGGAGTTTCAACCCAAACAGGAGAATATTGGGTTCCAGAAATTTTCTCGAAGAAGATTCAAAACTTCTTCAGGAAATCCTCTGTCATTGAAGCTATAACTAATACAGATTACGCTGGTGAAATTAGTGGTTTTGGCGATACCGTTAAAATCATTAAAGAACCAACTGTATCTGTGGCAGCTTATACGAGAGCAGCAGCGACAACAAAACAATACCTTACTGATGCCCAAGCGACACTTGTTATTGATAAAGCAAACTCATTTAAGTTTATTATCGATGACATTGAGGAAAGAATGTCTCATGTCAATTTTGCATCTGTAGGCGCTTCAAGTGCGGCGTACACACTAAAAGACACAATGGACAGTGAAGTATTATCTACAATGTTCGGAGGTGTGTCTACTTCAAGTCCAGACCATCAACTTGGTGGTGATGGAAACGGTTCAGCAATCGCTAACTTTACTTCAGGTGACCCTATTGATATGGGTAATGGAAGTTCAGAAATTAGTCCTTTGGCAATTATGGCTAGAATGGCTAGACTTCTTGACGATTCATCTGTACCAGAAGAAGGAAGATGGTTTGTTGCAAAACCTGAGTTCTATGAAGAACTAGCAAGTACTGATTCTAAACTAATGTCATCTGATTTTAATCAAGGTGATGGTGGTGTAAGAAATGGTTTAGTTGCGTCTGGTTCAATTAGAGGATTCCAAATGTATAAATCTTCTAACTGTCCTGCAGTTTCAGGCACGAACTCAACTGGTCAATGCTTAGGAGGACATATATCTTCTACAGCAACTGCTCAGTCAATCCTTAATATTGAAACTCTACGAGACACTGATACTTTCGGTGATATCGTAAGAGGTCTTCATGTTTATGGAAGAAGTGTTCTTAGAGACGATGCGATTGTGAAAGCAGTCTACGCTATCGACTAATAATACATAATTAGAAGGGGCGATTAATTTCGCCCTTTCTTTTATAATAAGGAATTTAAAAAATGGCTAAAATGAAAAACGGAATTGAATATACTGATGTTATAACAGAACATTTACCTTTCTTAAAAGAAGGGAATAATGTAGATTCTTGTGATTATAGTAAAGAAAAATATCCAAGACAATATGGTAAAATGGATTTAAGAAGAAAAGCTGATATTGGTGCACCTGACATTGGTACCCCTTCTTACAAAGTTTCAGAATAGTAAAGGATTAAATAATGGCTGCTCCATTTAGAACATATTTGGATTTAACTAATACTTTAATTAGAGAAATTAATGAAGTTGAATTAACTTCTTCTAATTTTTCTAGTTCTGCGTTAGGTATACAAAAATATATTAAAGACGCTATTAATAGAGCTTACTTTGATATATGCAACGCTGAAGATAAATGGAGTTTTTTATCTGCAGGAGACCCTTCTAATAATTATTATGGTAATACTTATATTGAAACATCATCAGGAACAAGATGGTATGATTTAAGAAGCGCTCAAACAATACTAAATGAATATAGTTTTATTGATTGGGATAATATGGTAGTTACTGAAGAAGGAGTATCAGGTAAATCTGCTCCTTATGAAATACATAAATTATCTCCACTATCTTTAAGTAGTTGGCAAAGAACTCACGGAATATCTGAAGCCAGAGATAAAAGTGATACACAATCTTACGGTATTCCTAGAAGAGTAATAAGAGTACCAGAAAATAATAAACTTGGATTATCTCCTATACCTGATGGAGTTTATAGAATTTATTTTTATGCTTATACACAACCTACAGAATTATCAGCACATGGTGATACTGTAGTATTTCCAAAACAATATACTTCTGTTTTATTAGCAAAAGCAAGATACTATATTCATCAATTTAAAGATAATATGTCTCAAGCTCAGTTAGCAGATGTAGAATTTCAAAATGGTTTAAGAACAATGAGAGAACAACTACTTGAACCTTTCCCTGTTATAATGGATGATAGAAGAAGTTTTTATGTGTAATAAAAAATTTATAATTTAATATGGCTGAATATCAAGGTAGAAAAGTTAAATTAAACAAACCCATGAAAGGTGATGTTAAAAAATTTAAAGTGTATGTTAAAAATGATAAGGGTAAAGTTATTAAAGTAAATTTTGGGGACCCTAATATGTCAATTAAAAAAAATAACCCAGCTCGGAAAGCATCTTATTGTGCTAGGTCTAGTGGTATAAAAGGAACAAAAGATAAAACTTCGGCTAACTACTGGTCAAGAAGAGCATGGAATTGTTAAATGGCTGAACAAGGTATCTCTATAAATTGTGAAGGTGGGTTAGACTTAGTTTCTAGTACCTCATTACTTTTTAGAACTCCAGGAGTAGCACAAAGACTTAATAATTTTGAGTCTTCTATTCACGGAGGATACAGAAGAGTTAATGGTTATAGTAAATTTGGAAACAATCAACCAGCTGGAAATGCAGATGATATTGAAGGTATATATAGATATGCTAAAGGTGTTGTAGCTTGTCAAGGTTCTAATATTTATTATAGTGCAGATGGTAATACATGGACACAAGTAAATAAAGATACCTATCAAAATAAAACAGGAACAGTTTCAGTAACAGCAGGTTCTCCAACTGTA